AGTTAATACTAGAGCTACATTAGTTCCAAATAATCCAACAGCTTCTATTTTGACAATAGTTTCTGATAGAGATAGACATTTATTACATTTAGGAACAGAGACTACTATTGGAAGTCCTTCAACTCAGGATCCAATGTTTATAAGATTTTCAGATCAAGAAGACATTGAAGTATATGAACCAACTTCTACAAACACGGCGGGTACATTTAGATTAGATGATGGTACAACTATTGTAGGTGCTGTAAGAGCAAAAGATTATATTTTGGTTTTAACAGATACCGCAGCATATAGTATTCAGTTTGTAGGTACTCCATATACATTTAGTATTAGAAAAGTAGGATCTAACTGTGGATGTATTGGTCAGCATGCTATGGCTTTCGTTAATGGAGCTGTTTGGTGGATGGGGGATTCTGGTGGATTTAATATGTATGATGGTACAGTTAAAGATGTAGATTCTTTAATTGAAGATTTTGTATTTACTACTAAAGGAACAGATAACTTAGGTATTAATTTTTCAGCTGGTGATATTGTTTATGCTGGATTAAATACATTATTTACAGAAATAAGTTGGTTTTATCCAAAAGCTGGCTCAACACAAATTGATAGAGTGGCTACTGTTAATTATGCAGACATGACTTGGACGACAGGATCATTATCTAGAACCACTTGGGAAGATTCTAAAGTATTTAAGTTTCCATACGCAACTCAATATAATGCTAATGCAACACCAACTGTTCCTACAATTAATGGAGTAAGTTTAGGAGCTTCATATTATTTTGCACAAGATAAAGGCAAGAATGAAATATTAAGGTTAACAACTAACAACACTACTAGCCTAGCAATATCTTCTTATGTTAGATCTGGAGACTTTGATTTAGACGTAGAAGGAGATGGTGAATATTTTTTATCAGTTAGAAGATTTATACCTGATTTTAAAAATTTAGAAGGAACCGCTGATGTAACATTATATTTAAAATCTTATCCAGCAGATACGACTGTAGCTAAAGGCGAAAGATATATCGGTCCATTTACAATAACTACATCTACTGATAAGGTAGATACTCGTGCTAGAGCAAGATTAGCATCTATTAGAATAGAAAATAATGCTATAAATGATAACTGGAGATATGGAATATTTAGAGTAGATATTCAACCAGATGGAAGAGCTGGAAGTACACCACAAAGTTAATATGGCAAAAATAGATTATTTTATACCAGAACCAACAGAAGAATTTTCTCCAGATAACCAGAGACAAATTCTACAGGCTCTTGCTACACTTAGGCAACAGCTTAATACTTCTTATTTAGAAGAACAGTTACAAGCACAAGAAAGATTTACTTGGTATAACGTAAGGTATGGTTGCTAATGAGTTGTTCTAATGTAAATTCAGGTCCAAGTAACCCATCTTATGTTGCAATAGGTGGAACTAATACTGATGCATTCGGGAGATTAAGAGTATCTCAGCCTTATACTGTATTTGATTCACAAAACAGATACTCAATAGATAATCAATTTGATACTGCAACTATAACAGGTGGAAGTACCAGTCTTTTAGTTAATGAAGCCTCTGTTGCAATGATAAATGATACAACTTCTGGAGCTGAGGTAGTTAGACAAACTTTTAGATCATTTCCTTATCAGCCTGGTAAAGGATTATTAGTTCTTGCGACATTTAAAGCTGCAACTCCTACTGCAAATTTAAGACAACGTATTGGATATTTTGGAACTCAAAATGGAGTATATTTTGAAACATCAGGAGCTGGAACAACTACTTCTGCTCTTAAAGCTTTTGTACTTAGAACATATATTGGTGGTTCTGTAGATAATACAACAAGAAGAGTTATACAATCTGCTTGGAACGGTGATAAATTAGATGGTACTGGAGCAAGTGGTTTAACATTAGATTTAAGTTATCCTCAAATACTATGGATGGATTTTGAATGGTTAGGTGTTGGTAATGTTAGATGTGGATTTATTATTAATGGGCAATACATAGTTTGTCACACTTATCAAAATTCAAACTTTTATGGAAATTCTGTTTATATGACAACTGCAATATTACCTGTAAGATATGAAATAACAAATACAGGGGCAACTACAACAACTTCTACTTTAAAACAAATTTGTTCTTCAGTTATATTAGAGGGTGGTTATGAACAAACTTCAATAGAACATGTTGCAGCGATGACAACTACAACGACGGCTTCTTATTTAACAACGACTTATAAACCTTTAGTGTCTATTAGACTTACGTCTACAGCATTAGGAGCTGTAGTTATTCCTTATAATGTAAATTTTTTACCAACAACTACTGATAACTATCAAGTATCTTTATTTAAAAATCCTACTTTATCAGGAGCTTCTTATTCAGCTACATCATCCGACGCTAATGTTGAATTTGATATAAACGCAACTGCTACAACAAGTGGTACTTTAGTATATAGTGAGTTTGTAACTTCTAAATCAGGAAGATCTGCTTTATCTGGAGTTAATGCTTCTTTTAATTGGGATTTACAATTAGGTGCATCTCTTACATTAACTAGTGACGTTTATTCACTTTGTGTTAAAACACTTTCTGGTAATGGTGGTGGAATTGGACTTTTAACTTTTTATGATTTAACACAATAATACTATGGCTAATTATTATAAAAACGCATTCTATGATCCAACAAGTACTAATACTGTTACAGTATATACTTGTCCTGCTAACTCAAGAGCAATTATACAAAACATTCAAGTTACAAATGAATCTGGATCTAAAATATTAAAAGCATCTGTTACTGATTCTTCAGCATCTACTACTTATCAAATTGCTTACGCTAGTATATCTGGCCCTACTATTTGTAATCTTGCAAATGGTCCTATTATATTAGAAGAAAGCGATGTCATACTATTGCAAACTAATGATACGAATGCTATATCTGCCATATTATCTATATTAGAAATGAATAGAAACGATCAAAACGGTTAATGGCTAGAAAAGTAAGTAATGGGTCTGGTTCTTTTATTAAACATACTAATAAAAAAAGACCAGGAAGACATTCAAAAAGTCCAAATAAAAGAAACGATAGAAAAGAATATCGTGGACAAGGAAGACGATAACATATATATTAATATCTTATGAAAACTACAATAATTGACGGAGTAGAAGTTCCAGTAGTTCCAGCTACAGCTGAAGAAATAATTAAAAATAAAGTTACTGGACATATCTATTCCAATTTAGAAGAATTTCATGCTGATGTAGCAAATCCTAATACACCTACAAAAGCAGAAGATTTACAACAAGATCTTAAAATAACAGTTGCATCTTTGACAGTATTTGGTAAAACCAAGTAATGAATCCATACGGCGGAACTGAAATACAATTAGAGTATTTACATAAATACGTATCTAAAGATTTACTTAATAAAGTTCAAATAACAACTTCTGTACCAGAAAAAGATAAATTAGTAATAGATAAATCTAACGTACTTTGGGTACACAATAGCTATGACCAGCCAAATCTTATGCCTTGGTTTCAAAATAAACTAAACCACGGTAAGTACGATCACTATATATTTAATTCACATTGGACTTATGAAAAGTATAGATACTTCTTTAGTATACCAACAGAACTATGTTCTGTTATTAAAAATGGATTTGATGATGATTTAATTATTAGAACAGATTTTAAACCTAAAGATAAAATAAAGTTAATCTATACTTCCACACCATGGAGAGGACTAGACGTGCTCCTAGATGCTATGGACAAGATTAAAACAGATAGAATAGAACTAGATATTTATTCAAGTACGCAGATATATGGAGATCAATTTAAAAAACATAATGATGATAAGTTTATAGCTTTATATGATAGAGCAAAATCAATGAAGAATGTAAATTATAAAGGTTATTTAAATCATAAAGAATTAATGAAGATACTTCATACTTATGACGCTTATGTTCATCCATCTACATTTGAAGAAACTTTTTGTGTAGCGGCTATGGAATCATTAGCAGCGGGTCTTGTTGTAGTGACCACGGACCTCGGTGCTTTATATGAAACATGTGCAGAATTTCCAATATACATTCCACACCAAAATAGTAAAAAGTTATTGGCTACCCAATTTTCTTCTGTTATAGATCAATTACCAGATATATTAAGTAATCCAGATGAAAATAAAATGAAATTTCAACAACAGTACTATAGACAATTTTATCATTGGAATGTAATAAAGACTTATTGGGAGAATTTTTTAAATGGCATTTAAGCAACCTA